AACACTGCCGCCCTCGCGGGCGGCCTGTTCAGCCTGAACGCGCAGGCGATGCTGCCGTGCGGGACTCAGGCTCATGGATTACGCTCCGGTTTCGGCTGCGGCGGCGCTGAAATCACCAATCTGGATGTTTTCCACCAGTGCGGCGCAGCGGTAGTCCTCAACCACATAGGCTTCGTTAACGGATTCAAAGTTTTCAATCCGGTCACGTTTCGGGTTGTCGATAACTGAACGGCGGCGGGTGTCTTCCTGCCAGTAGATGGACAGGTTATCCAGACGGGTGATCAGCAGCGCATTCGGCGGGAAGAACGGCGCACGCACGGCCTGCAGGCCACCCATGCGTTTCTGACTGATGATCATATCGGCAGCCAGTTTTTCACTGTTTTCCTGCTCTTTGTTGACCAGCGGGAAATACTTGTCAGACAGCAGTTCACGACCGCAAATCACCACCAGATCGTCATCGTCCTGATAGACCACTTCAATAAGCTCATTGACCGCATCCATCACCACGGCGTCCAGGTTGGCATATTCACCACCTTTCCCGACTTTCACCGCACCCGGTGTGGTTTCACCGCCCGTGGTAGTGCTGCCCATGACGTGATCCGGTGCATCCTCACGGATTTTCTGCAGCCAGCCTTTATTCACATCCTGCAGTAACGGGTTTTCGCTACGGTTGGAGGTTTTCGCACGCTTCACGCCGTTAAAGCCGATCATGATGCGGTCCAGTGCCTGACGTTTCACGATGGCGTCACGGATACGCACCTGAAAATCCTGAAACTTCGCCCACAGGTCCAGCTTCGCGTAGGTCAGTACCGTGTCAAAGTTGGTCTGCTCGCATTTATATTCCACATCGACCATCAGCGTCGGATCGACAGGTTCACGCTCTTTCGCGGTGGTGTCAGTGGTTCCGGCAATGGTGCTGCCAACACCCAGCCCCAGCAGCTGACCGGACTGCTCAGTCACTGGCGTGACGTTAATCAGCGTCAGGAAAGCGGCGGACTGCTGGATCTGGTCTTCCAGCGTCTGCTGCACAGACGGCTCTACAGTGAACTTGCTGGACAGTTCTTCAACTGCCACACCGTTCAGACGTGCCAGTTGCTGCAGGTAAGCGTTAAAAGCAAAGCGGGTATTCTTCTTCATCAGGTTTTGTGCTCCATCAGCAATTGGTCAGAGTGTCAGCGGGGGCGTTACCGCCTGTTGCACGCTGGCGGTAGTCCTGGCGGCTGTCTTCATGACTCAGCTTATTCACCAGTTCGTTAAAGGCGGTTTGCTGCTCCTGCAGAGCAGTCTCCAGCTCAGACAGGCGTTCTTCCTGCTCAGACAGGGATTTTTCGGTGCGTGCGCTCAGGTTCTGCTGCTCAGTGGCGACCAGCTCCACGGCCTTATGCACATCAGAGAACCGGGCGTCATCGGACTGCTCTTTTTTGGTAAACAGCGCCGTGACACGGGCAAACAGGGACGGCTTGTCCTCCTGGATTTCTTCCAGTTCGATCACCGTTTCCTCTGCAGCGGTAAAAAGATTGGCGGGATTCTGCTTGCGGTTTGCCAGCGGGTTATGGGCTGCACTGGCGCTGAATGTCAGCATTTCAGTGCCCAGACTGGCAGGATCATCAGTGGCCGCCAGGCCGACCAGGTAGGCTTTGCCCGTATCAGCAAACTTCGGGCTGACTTCCATAGAGGTGAATAATTTCTGGCCTTTTTTCACCAGCTCCACCAGGGACTCCGTTGGCTCAACGTCGGCATACAGCGCCATCTTGCCCGCCAGCGGACCTTCCGTGATTTCTTCAGCAAACAGCGCCGTCACCTTGCCGTAGCGGTTAAAGGTGCTGTCCGGCAGATAAGACTTGATGTGCTCAAGGTTAATCAGCGCGGTATACACCGCCGGGTTGTAGCTGGCTGCCATCTGTTCCAGCCATTCACGCTGGATTTCACGTCCGTCGGTAGTGGCACCTTCCACCCCGATGCGAAAACGCTTTGCTTTCACTGTCATGAGCCGTGCTCCGTTAGAAAAAACTTACTGGAGCCTTATGGTTGCGGTGATGGGGGCAGTGAAACAATGCGCGGTATTTGTACCGACAACCACACAAACCGCAGGCGGGGAAAGCCGTCATTCAAGGCTGTAGGTTTGTGCCATGAACACCACACTGACACCCGCAGATCTCGATCCCCGTCGGCAGGCCATGCTGCTGTACTTTCAGGGATACCGCGTAGCCCGCATTGCTGAAATGCTGGGCGAGAAAGTTGCAACCGTTCACAGCTGGAAAAAACGCGACAAGTGGGGTGACTATGGGCCGCTGGATCAGATGCAGCTCACCACCGCCGCACGCTACTGCCAGCTCATTATGAAGGAGCACAAAGAAGGGAAAGATTTCAAAGAAATTGACCTGCTGGCGCGCCAGTCGGAACGCCACGCGCGCATCGGCAAGTTTAACAATGGCGGTAACGAAGCCGACTTAAACCCTAACGTCGCCAACCGCAACAAAGGCCCGCGCCGTCAGCCGGAAAAGAATATTTTCACCGATGAGCAGATTGAGAAGCTGGAAGAAATCTTCCATTCCTCCATGTTCAACTACCAGCGCCACTGGTGGGAAGCCGGAAAAACCAACCGCATCCGCAACCTGCTGAAGTCACGCCAGATCGGCGCGACCTTTTACTTTGCCCGTGAAGCCCTGATTGACGCCCTTCTGACTGGACGTAACCAGATTTTCCTTTCCGCCAGTAAAGCACAGGCCCACGTCTTTAAACAGTACATCATCGACTTCGCCAAAGAAGTGGAGGTGGAGCTGAAAGGCGATCCGATGGTGCTTCCCAACGGGGCCACGCTTTACTTCCTCGGCACCAATGCCCGCACAGCCCAGAGTTACCACGGCAACCTGTATCTGGATGAATATTTCTGGATACCGAAATTCCAGGAGCTGCGCAAAGTGGCTTCCGGTATGGCTATTCACAAAAAATGGCGACAAACCTATTTTTCCACGCCATCCAGCCTGACACACAGTGCTTATCCGTTCTGGTCCGGTGCGCTGTTCAACCGTGGGCGCAACAAAGCCGATAAGGTGGACATCGACCTGTCCCACAGCAATCTGGCCCCCGGCCTGCTGTGCGCAGACGGGCAATACCGCCAGATAGTCACCGTGGAAGATGCAGTGCGCGGCGGATGTAACCTGTTCGACCTCGATCAGTTACGCATGGAGTACAGCCCGGACGAATACCAGAACCTGCTGATGTGCGAGTTTGTGGACGATCTCGCGTCTGTGTTCCCACTCAGCGAGCTGCAGGCGTGCATGGTGGACAGTTGGGAAGTCTGGACCGACTTTCATGCACTGGCCCTTCGCCCGTTTGGGTGGCGCGAAGTGTGGATCGGTTATGACCCGGCAAAAGGTACGCAGAACGGCGACAGCGCCGGATGCGTGGTGGTGGCACCGCCAGCCGTGCCGGGCGGTAAGTTCCGCATTCTTGAGCGTCACCAGTGGCGCGGGATGGACTTCCGCGCCCAGGCTGACGCCATCAAAAAACTGACCGAGCAGTACAACGTGACCTACATCGGCATCGACTCGACAGGTGTCGGCCACGGGGTTTACGAGAACGTGAAAGCGTTTTTTCCAGCCGTCCGGGAGTTTGTCTACAACCCCAACGTTAAAAACGCTCTGGTACTCAAGGCCTACGACATTATCAGCCACCGCCGTCTGGAGTTTGACGCCGGGCACACCGACATTGCGCAGTCATTCATGGCAATCCGTCGCGCCACCACCGCCAGTGGCAACCGCCCAACCTATGAAGCCAGCCGCAGCGAAGAAGCCAGCCACGCCGATCTGGCCTGGGCAACAATGCACGCACTGTTTAACGAACCGCTGCAGGGCGAATCCGCCAATACCAGCAATATTGTGGAGATTTTTTGATGAGTGAACCCGAAGCCTTAACCAGCTCAACGCCAACAGAAGCTACGGCGCCTAAAAACGCAGGCGTAACTGCCGAGGCTTTCAGCTTTGGTGACCCGATCCCGGTGCTGGATCGCCGCGAGCTGCTGGACTATGTGGAATGCGTACAGATGGACAGATGGTATGAGCCGCCAGTAAGCTTTGACGGGCTGGCGCGAACCTACCGCGCCGCTGTGCATCACAGCTCACCGATTGCTGTTAAGCGTGACATTCTCAGCAGTACCTACATTCCGCACCGCCTGCTCAGCCAGCAGGCTTTTGCCCGTTTCGTCCAGGACTATCTGGTGTTCGGTAACGCCTATCTGGAAAAGCGCACCAACCGGCTCGGCGGCGTGCTCTCGCTGGAGCCAGCACTGGCGAAGTACACACGGCGAGGCGTGGACCTCGACACCTACTGGTTTATGCAGTATGGCCTAACCACGCAGCCCTATGAATTCACGCAGGGTAACATCTTTCATTTACTGGAGCCGGATATTAATCAGGAGATTTACGGGCTGCCCGGCTATCTTTCCGCCATTCCATCAACCCTGCTCAACGAGTCCGCAACGCTGTTCCGCCGGAAGTATTACATCAACGGCAGCCATGCGGGTTTCATCATGTACATGACCGACGCAGCACAGAACCAGGAGGACGTGAACAATATCCGCCAGGCAATGAAAAGCGCCAAAGGGCCGGGCAACTTCCGTAACCTGTTTATGTATTCGCCCAACGGCAAAAAAGACGGTATCCAGATCATCCCGCTGTCGGAAGTTGCGGCAAAAGATGAGTTTCTGAACATCAAGAACGTGAGCCGCGATGACATGATGGCAGCGCACCGCGTTCCGCCGCAGATGATGGGCATAATCCCCAACAATACTGGCGGTTTTGGTGATGTGGAGAAAGCCAGCCGCGTGTTTGTACGAAATGAATTAATACCGCTTCAAGAAAGGATTAAAGAACTCAATGAATGGTTAGGGGATGAAGTTATTAGATTTGCGAAATATACACTCGACGACATAAGCTAATTTTTTTATAAAATATGGTGTCATCATATAACGATGACACCATCACCTCTAAAACTTATCAATTTCCATACATGAAATAGCATCATTGAAAATCGAAAAATGCTCATCAGGAACCACTGCAGAAGCCCCACTGGTTAATTCAAAACTAATCTTTGAACCAAGGTAAAACCCTCCAGCTTTTATTTTATCGAGTTTGAATTCACTATCCCCAACAAAAATCTTCAAATCATGCAAAGCATCGCCACTAGAATTCAATTCCAAACATGCTCTTGTTTTTTCAGTAACAGGAAGATTTGACACCTTCACTTTTGAAATGCCAAACACCTTTACGCCGAAATTTTCTCGAATGACCCTCATGAAAGCTTTAAGATCTACGGTTAAATTTCCATAAGCAACATTTAATCCTTCGGCCTGAGATAAAAAATCGATAAAAGGTTTAACTGTTTTTGGAGGGTTGTAAAAAGTTAACAAACATATCTTATTGCTGAGGATTTGGATAGAAAAACTAATCTGATCAAATACAACCCTTTCGAATTCCAGCACCTCACCGAATGGATCGGCAATTGGCTCTAAGACAACAGATTTTTTATTGAAAGTTGCAGTCATACCATTATGAATGGTTTCATACTTAGTAAAACCAGCACCAATAGCATCAGAATAAGGCGTGTTTTTGATAAAATCAAAGACAGCCTCAGGGCTGGTCCTGATTTTTAATCTCATCCACTTCAATCTTAATTGTGACATAGCCACTCCTTATGATGTATTAGCTGATTTCCATTATAATCGAATAAGCTCTATTTTCAATTAATTTATTAAATCGCTCAAGTTCTCTACCAGAGAGCTTTTGCGGTTTACTGAAATACTGTCCGTTTGCCTTATATTTTCTGACTCCCTTAACTAAATATGAGAAATTAGTACAATTGAGAGGATCACCAAACTGGGCCTCAAGCTCAAATATATCTGGATCTGCCAAGTTCTCCTTGACCTTCCATTTTATTTTCCAGATATAGAATCCTCTATCATAAAGATCGCTTAATTCATCAGATTTTAGTACACCCTCCCCCTTAAGTGATGCCCTAGACACGTGCACTCCAGTTTCGGTGTTTCCATCTTCAGCCTCTATAGTTTCAGGCTTAGGGTGATATACATAAGCATCCGTCACATCCAGTAACTCATAACCATCAAGTGTACGGATTAATTTATCGAAGAATAAAGTTCTAACATCAGCAGATGTATTGTGAGAGAGAGAAATTTCGTTTAATTTTAAATCAAGGTTACTATTATCCGCTTGCTCGTTCTGAATAGCGCTGATATGCCCCAGTAAAAGCCCCTCGTAATCTTCAAGATTTTCATTATCTGGACGGCGGATACTGTAACCATTAGTAAGAGGCTCAATTTCAATTAACGCTTCTTTATTAATAGCCTGTTTGAAATCACTTTTGCCATAATTAGTCGAAAGATACCTAATATTAATCAGAACTCGCGACCCATCCACGATTATTTTACAATAATCATCCTGCTCGGTAATTTCTTTCTTAAGTTTTTCTGCCGCGTCTATAATACCTTTCTTATCTATGTCAGTCTCAATTCTTACACATGTAATTTTTTCGGTCCTTGTCTGACCACCTAACAGGGTTGCAATTTTTTGATGCTCGTAATAATCATGAGTCATTCGAGAATAGTTTCTTGCTAATTCTTTTCGAGGAGTTTTTTTACATATGATCGTTCCTCTCTCTAAGAAAAGGTCTTGAATTTCATTTATGGTAATTTGCTTTTGGTTTAAAGCATCATACAAAGCTTTATCAGTTACGCTGTGAATATTTTTCATTTCGGCTCCCAAGAAATAACTTCTGCAGAAAAGAATTCTTTTACTGTAGACACAACTTTAACGTCTAAATCTTCAAGCCTCTTTTTAGCTTCTTCATCTAATCCATACTCATGTGCATATTTTTCAACTCCCCGTTGAAAATGTGAGAGAATCCTCTCATCTTTTTCTCGATATGCCAGCCTTATCCTAATTTTATTTATACCATCAAGAATTTGATAATTTGACAAAATATCCAACAAATAAAAGAATTCATTGTCGCTATTACCTTTTTTGTTGTAATACACAACAAACCCTTCTGGATAAACTTCCTCCTCAATACCTTTAGCTCTGTTAAATTTATAAACAGCACCATGTTTGATTATCATGAAAGGTGATGACAAGACTTCTATAGTAGCTGGAAGATATTTTTCAGTCACAGCAACCTTATGAAAAGTCAATTGAGGGTAATAGAATCCATAGTCTTCATCAGGAAACTCTTTCTTAGCAATCAAATCATTCATATCATTCGTTATTGCCAACATATAATTAATCAGAAACGGATCGATTATATGAATTTGCTGACCTGCTGATAAAGGAATCTTTTCTAAGTTGACAGCCTTATCTCTTCTTCCTTTAGCGGGTTTAGGAGGATTAAAAAAATCATAAAAATCATGCTGCAACTGATTATCATGATTAAAAACAAATAATAAACCGCGAACTTCACAGTCAATTTGAGAAAAATTATATTTTTCTGACCACTCAGGACTATAGCGAGCACATTCAATAGTTTTTGCTAATGACTCCAATGCAGATTCTATTTTAGAAGCATTTATTGAGCCTGCTTTATAACTTTTTAAATCAGTATTTAAATAAATGACTTTGTTTAAATATGGGTCTTTATAACTAAATACAACATCTACAGGATGCGTGTGCTTCTGCTTCTTACCTTCAGGCTTATGTTTAGCCTCATCATCACAAAGGAAATCTCGGTCGCAGGGGCCATGCTGCTGCCACTTAAATCGACTCAGTAGATCCTCAGATATGCGTTTCGCCAAATCTTCAATAGGGCCGTTCTCTGCCATTTGATTTCCTTACTTTTTTGCAGACAATTCTAATTGAAAGATAAAGGTAAGCTTTTTTGCTTGCAAGGACTTTGGACCTAACGTGAGACGCTGAGCGCGCGCTCGTATCCCCGCCACGCCTGCCCGCTTTATATAGTGGTTTTCATGCACCTGCATGACATAAGCAAAAGCCCGCCATACCTAGCAGGCCCCAACTAGAGCGATCCTTAAACGATCATGCGGATTCATGCAGTATAGACATGCAGTAGTTACGCCAAACCGTGTAGCGAGGCCACCTGCTAAAAATGTTCACGGAGTAACATTTGATCTCCACTGCAAAAAATGAAACTTTCGCTTTCACCAAATATAACAAGAGGTAATCTTTGGTGTTTTACACAGCAAACGGTGAGCCATGAAAGTCAACATAAAACAGATTGTTGGAAATTGGGAATTAGGTCTTGCGATGGATAAACACAGCATCCGCAGCATTCCCATTGGTTACGATGAGTGGGGACATATGCGGTTTGAGACGGAGCGTACTGAGGTAGGCGAATCTCTTTTCCAGCTTAAATACCGTGACGATTGGTCACAAGTTAAGCCTTTAGCCCAATGCCTAGCAGAGCATGCCTTTCCTCATTTCAGCAATGTCGGGTTTATCGTTCCAATGGCTGCATCTAATCAGCGTGCACGCCAGCCAGTGACCGAAATAGCTCAGGAACTAGCCAAACTAGTTGGCAAACCATGCTTCGATGACCTCTTGTTGAAAGCCCCCGGCGGGGCATCGCTAAAGAACCTGAATACAAAAGAAGAGAAAATCACGGCGCTGGGTAATTCGTTCTCTGTTAATGACAGTATTGAGAATAATGGCAACTGGAATGTCCTTATCATTGACGACCTCTACCATACAGGCGCATCTATGGAGGCTGCTTGTGCTGTGCTAAACGATTATACTAAGGTTAGAAGCATTTATGTTGCAGCTTTGACTTGGAGATAGTGATGACTACGGTATTTGTTGCTGGTTCAATAACCATCAAAAACCTTGACACACTCATCGTGGATCGTCTGAAAAAAATTGTTAACTCGCGTTTTCGTATTGTAGTTGGTGATGCCAATGGTGTTGATTCATCTGTTCAACGCGTATTGCTAGAACTTGGATGTGAAAAAGCCACAGTATTCAGTAGCTCAGAAAAACCGCGCAATAATCTTGGCTCATGGCCTGTACATGTAGTAAGTACTAGCCATGCAGCCGGCACTCGCGCGTTTTTCACTGCGAAAGATCTCAAAATGGCAGAAGAAGCCGATTATGGATTAATGGTTTGGGATACGAAGAGCACGGGTACTCTGAGTAACGTGATTGAGCTTCTTAAACGTAAAAAATACTCTGTCGTTTTTGTTAATAAATACAAAAAGTTCTTTATTATCAAATCTCCAGAGCACCTTGACGCTTTGATTAACTGCATGTCACCAGCCTCTTTGGAAAAAGCTGATGAAAAGATCAGATTGCGCGAAAAAATCAACCAACTAAAAAACGAGCAAATCCAGATGTTTATGTGAAATTCTTTGATGATAACACTAACGCCTCGCCCTGCTCGTTGTTCAACCTTGCTGGCTTCAGAATCAAGTACTGATGCCAGCAACGTTTCTTAATGCAGCCAGCTGTCGTCTTCCCACACCTTCTGCATAATTTTCATCACTTGTTTTCTTTCTTCGTCCAGTTGCAGTCCGGTCAGTTCCACACCGTTAGAGCTACCTTTTCGGATACGAATTACCGTTTTGGGATACAGGGGGCGCAGATTGCGGTAAAGCTCGGATTCAAGGGCGTCCAGGGTAGACTGGCTAATCTTCTGCTCTTTATCGATCATTATTTCAATGCGCATAAAAGTCACCTCAACTGATGACATCCATTGAGCGGTTGTATTCGTGAGTTCTGATTTTTGCCATGAGTTCATCAGTCAATTCAGAAACCCACTGCAGGGCCAGCCCCTTCTCTTCATCACTACACTCACTAGCCGCTACAAGCTTAAGAAAAAAATCAATGCGCTGGAGCTTCAAAGACTCCAAAAAATAGTCCTGCATCTTTCCTCCTATGACACCAAAGCAATACTGTATACATAACCACTGTTTATATTTACAGTATATAATAATCTTACTGATGTAAAACGTTTTTTTACGCTCATCAGCCTGATATGCCTGGTATTATTAAGAGCACGAATTGTTAACCCGCGTAATTAATACAGGTTTCGCCACTTATCATCTTCCTGCAAACGCTGGTTCCGATAGAAGATACGCAGGCCTGCTCCTGACGGAATACTGCCTCCGCGAAGCAGTAAATCGACCTCTTTCTCGCTGCCATCAAATCCCCTGGACTTCAGTTCATACACGAGCTGCAGTCGCTGATGGTCTGTAATTCGCTGTTTGTAGTCTTTACGCCGTTTCGGTTTCACCAGGCGTAACCTTGCTGCCAGTTCCCGGCGCTCTTTTTTGCTCATACTGTGCAGGTAATCGTGCAACTCCTTGTCATCCATGCGGGTGATATCCGTTCTGGTATCTCCATCAGCTGATTTGTCTTTCCCTTGTTGGTACAAATTTTCAGCAAGGGGACAGTTATTGCCACGAGTCCAAGGGGCGCAAGCGCCCTGGTCGGCTGCCGCCTCCTGAACGTCAACGGCTTTACGAACCATTTTCCACTTCACTGCATGAGTGCAGATCTTGCCCTCTGCAATGGGTGACCAGATGCCATAAATACGAATGCCGTGATCGCCATAGGCGGTCGGCTCTTCGTTGATTTCATAAGCGGTTCTGATGAGGTGATATTTACGGGGAACCAGTACGCCGCCCTGCTTCATGATGTAGGTGGCAAAACAACCAGCATCAGCAGCAGCCAGAATGGCATCAAGACGCGGGTTATCCAGTACCGGCGCACCTGCTTTTTTGTCACCCTGTTGCCTTGCCGCCTGACCAGCCAGCAAGCGAAGTTCACGGTAAGCCTGACGCCCCGGAATACCAAAGAAGCGGAATTGCTGAACACGATGCAGAGACGCCCAGGCATTCACGTATTCAGCGTTATCACGCAGAGATTTACCCGTTTCCTTGCTGATCTCGCCAGCCAGACCACGACCGTCAATGTTCTTACTGATATATTTCGCGATGTAGCTTGTCGGCGTTCCTTTGCGCGGGTTAATCAACTCAGACTTAAAGCGCGGCCCAGTGTTATTGCCCAGCTCCTCGCGGTCTTCACGGATGGCAAACTTACGCAGTAATGCAGTGATGGCACGGCGGTCTTTTTTGCGCATGAAACACAACAGGTGCCAGTGAACTGTGCCATCATGATGCGGCTCAGCCACCCGCACGCCATACCAGCGCAACCCGGCTTTGTGCATCGCCTTACGAAATGCAGCAAACATGCCGACCAGATAATCGCTGCTTTGTCTTACCGTCGCGTTTGTCCAGGTCGGGTTTGGTCTGCCGTTATTTAGCGTGGAATGGAAACGCGACGGACAGGTGATAGTGTAGAAAACGGCGCAGTCACCGCGCATTTCCGCGATAAGCTCCAGACCTTTAACACAGGCCATCATCTCATTGCGGCGATGCGCAGGGTTGCTGCTGCTGGCGTTTACCACATCCTCCATGTCCAGCGTGTCGCCGTCTTCGTTCACCAGTTCATGAGAACGGAAAAACTCCAGCGACTTACGGCGCTGCTCACGTTTATGCATCACGGCTTCATAGCTGACATAAGGAGATGCTTTTTTGCTGACCAGGCAAACAGCGCGCAACTGCTCTTCCCGCCATTCGCAACGCATCTTCCATAATTTCCGGTACCACCAGTCGGCGCACAACATACGCGCCAGCGAACCCGGAATGAGTTCATAGGGCACGGGTTTACGGCGGTTTCTTTTCCGACGGAGTTGCTCAAACGCAGGTGGGATGACATCCAGACGCAGGGTTTCCGCTGCCACCTTTTCCCATGTCTTGCGGATTTCTTCTGGCTTAACGTCATCGGTGGCATACAAATCACCACAAGCTGCATCAAGGCACATACTCATATGCGCAGCTACCAGGGTGGACAGGCGTTTCACCTGATCCTGACTCATTTCAGGCAGGATCAGCAGGCCGTCCAGCCCTTCATGGCTTGCCATAAAGCGAAAAGATGCAGATAGCTGACTGTCGCGTACATGCTCCAGTCGTTCCAGACATGGCTTAATCGTCTCACGTAAATAGCGGGAATAAGCCTTTGGCCTGCCCAGGCTGCTGAAGTATTCAATACGTTGCATCAGCGGCTTGCTGATATGGGAAGGCTGGGCGTTGACGTCCGCCAGAATGACCATGTCTGAATTAAAACGCTGCTGCTCATGCGCCAGCTTTGCCCGGCTAATGAGCTTATCCTGCTCCATTTCGCGCTGGACAGGATCACGTGATTCATTAAAGAAATAACGCTCCCAGACCTGATCACTCAGTGCCTCGCGGCGCAACTGTTCCTGCTCGTTATCGGCAGCGTACAGAGTGATCAGGTTTGAAAGCGTAGAAACCGGCGCAACTTCCGCCGGGTCCAGATAAGGGTTAATGGCCTTTTTCGGGCTGTTCCATGAGAATGCTGCAGCAGCCTCGTTAAAGCCGCAGCAGTTGTTCATATCGGCATGACTCATGCACGTACTCCGTACACGGCAGAACTATCCACGCCACGCGAATAATCAAATCCCATCCAGCAGCGCGGCCCGGAAACAGCAATGATTTCTGTTGCTGATTTACCCTCGCCAGCTGCCACACCGATGCTGCGTTTTACCTTGATATAGTGGTGAGTAAAATTGCGATACAGCGAACGGATCAGGGATGTGTCACTGTTAGAAACAATGACTGGATGTCCTTCTGATGACCGATGTTCAAGAACGGATGCCAGGTGATACTGGTCATCTTCAGTGAAACCATCAGTGTGATAGCCGGAAAACGTACCGTCATACGGCGGATCGCAATACACCACATCTCCCGCCTTCAACATCGCCAGCGTTTCATCAAAGCTGGCGCAGATAAACGTTGCTCGCTGGGCTTTTTCTGCAAATGTGCGAAGTTCTTTTTCAGGGAAATACGGATTTTTATAATTACCGTAGGGGATGTTGAAATGCCCGCTCTTGTTATAGCGACATAAACCACGGTAACCGTGACGATTAAGATACAGGAAATATACCGCTTTCATGAAATCAGTAATTTCAGTTGAGCAGTTAAACTCCTGCCTTATGTTGTAATAAGCCACCTCCCTGTTTGCGATCTCAAATAAAACTCTGGCGCGAGATATAAACGATTCACAATCAGCGGCAACCTTTTTATAGAGGTTGATTAAATCAGGATTAATATCCGCAACCAGATAGCTGGGATAATCCGTTTCCATCATCACAGCACAGGAACCCGCGAAAGGTTCAACCAGTCGCGGGCCAGCAGGAAGGTATTTTTTCAGTTCTGGCATAATGGCGGTTTTATTTCCCGCCCATTTCAGGATGGTGTTCATACAGCACCTCCGTTGTAATGTTTGCCTTTCAGTTCTGCGATTTCCTGACAGGTAATGCAAAGCTGCACTCCCGGAATGGCGCGGCGTCGTGCTGGCGGAATTGGCGCTTCACATTCAATGCAAAGTACGCGTGACACGCCCGGTGATTTGGCACGGGCTGCACGGATATGGCGCTGGCGTTCTTCTTCAACGCGCTGCTGTACGAGATCCATTGCATCAGCCATTAGTGGATCTCCTGCGCTTCGTTCTGGATTGCTTCAGCAGTCACGCGCAGCAGTTCTGCCGCTTCCACGTGGTTTAGCTGGCGGGATGAGATATGACACGCCAGGCTATCAAGGCGAGCAGCCATTGCTTCAGCCCTTGCCCGGCGTTCTTCCAGACGAGCCTCTGTCAGTAAAATATTAAGCCCTGCGTCATCCGGTCCGGTTTTAGTCGTGAGGGTTTCAATATTACGCATAATCAATTCTCCTGAATCTAGATAAAGGGATGCCCGGCGGGTTTACGCCATTAATTTCATTAGTTGGTTAATTCGGCATGGTTAGCCGTCTGGGAAATAAGCTCACCACTGCACGAAAATGATTCATTGCTTTAATCAGCTCCCGCTTTTCGTCAGTGGTCAGCTCATTAATGCTGATGCTATGACGTTCAGCTGGAATTTTTGCCATAAAGAATATGGCAGCCAGTGCCCGTTTATTTTGTTCATTATTGATATCCCGTGGATCACGCATATCTTTAATAAACCGCTCAAGCTCTGACTCAATATTCAGGCCAAAAACTTTCGCCCTTAACTCTGCAATGTGATTAAGTCCATTCAGGCGTTCACCGGGGCTTAATGGAACAGTTGCTGCAGCGCCATTAATTGCCATACTTCATATCCCCCAAACGCAGCTATCGTTCTTTGTTCTTACGGTAACGCTCAAGAGGAGATACATTTTTTCGTATCGTCTCTTTAACCTGCTCTCCCCGTAAAAACGTCCCATCCTTTAACGTGAAAAAGTAACTGCCATCGCCCGACAATGACGGATAGCAACAGAGCAAATCATCTTCAGGTACTGAATAACTCTCCCCTCTGTAACGAAACTGATAAACCACTTCACTTTCTGCCGCATACATTTGGACTTTCTCCGTTTCCTCGTGGTCAATTCAGACAGCAATTCATCTTGTGAATGACATGGATGCCAGCGTTTTCCATCCTCACCCGTGATCCAGCCGTGACCGTAGTGCATTGCCGGGCTTTGTTTTACCAGCAGCGATGCAAATGATGGTTCTTTCGTCAGCATAAGCACCTCACAGCAAACCGAATGAAGCACCGAGGCCAGTCACGGTATCAACTGCACTCGCCATCGCAGGATTAGCCTGTAAACGGGCCTGCAATGAAACAGCAGCCAGCGCCATCAGTCGTGTTACAGAGTTAATGCTGCTGATAGCATCACGACGACCGGCACTAGTTTTTACATCACCAGATACCGCACCTGCTGCAACACGCCCGATCTCTGCAGTTGCGCTCATGACGTAATGCGGCAGTTTCTCTTTTGCTACCTCATTAATCGGTACACATGGCAGACAATGAATCTGTGCCAGAAAACCATCTACCAACGTTGAATCTTCAGTCAGATCGGTAAGCAGCCAGATTTCTGGTGCGGTTAATAAATGAGGTTGAGCTGGGTTCAGCTTGTTCCGCAGAATCTGCACATTCATGCCCGCACGTTCTGCCAGTTGCACCAGATTGTGGCGCAGTGTGAATGCACGACAGGCTTCATCAAAATGTGGATGTTTGGAAACTTGGTAATCAAACATGGTTTTCAACTCCGAACTTATCGCAAAATCGAACTCAGCGTCTTATTGCGAAAATAGACGTCTATTAAGCAGACAAAGCATCAACAGTCAGAGCAGCCATGTTAATCATTACCTTTTCACGTTTTTTGTCTTTACGAAGACGATGACGAGGTAGTCGGCCATCAGCCAACATGTCGTTAATCGTATCAATAGAAAGGCCAGTCAGTTCGCTATAACGTTCGATTGTGACATGTGGTGTATTCAGAGTAATTGAAATGTTAGGTGTCATAAGGCAACATTCCTTCTAGATATGGCTTGTGGCGAGCCGTTGTTTGTCGTGATTAGTAGTGAAGGCTCCAAAAGAACACTTCTGGTTCAACTTTAAGATCGCTTTTGGAATCTGTCAACGAATTTTGGATTTCTTTGGAGGACTTGTGGATTTCAATAGCGGCGGTAAGAAAGCCATAGAACGTTTAGTTGAAGCATATGGGTTCGGTACCCGTCAGGCTCTATGTGATCATTTAGGTGTTTCTAAGAGCACCATGGCAACGCGCTATATGCGTGATATTTTTCCAGCAGATTGGGTAATCCAGTGCGCCCTTGAAACGGGCACCTCGCTTAATTGGCTAACAACAGGGCATGGTTCAAAGCAAGCATCAGCAAATACAAATACTATAGAAGTAGAAAAATATTTATTGTCTGATGGAGCATTGCAGAAAGACGGTTTTTATATTTTTGATAAGGGATTTCTACCCTCTACGTTTAAAAAACCTTTTGTCATCACAGATAACAATTCTGAATTTATTTGTGATAAAGAATTTGATGATATACGTGATGGTAAATGGGTAATAAGTATTGATGGCGAAATAACGATCCGTGACATTACTCGTTTACCCGGTGGAAGAATCTTCGTCGAGGGTGGAAACAGAGCCTTCGAATGCAAGATAGAAGACATTGAAATAATTGGTAAAATTATAAGTTTAACAGTCAAGTATGTTAAATAGTACCGGGAGGAAACTATGCTTGGTAAGGTATTTTTTGTGGTTTTGTCATGTTCTTTGTTATTAAACCCACTAACTACCTATGCTAGAAATTATCCCTGCTCAGGGAAAAAGGGAGGTGTTTCTCACTGTACCTCAGATGGCAAATTCGTTTGCAATGATGGAACTATTAGTAAATCCAAAAAAATCTGTACTAAAAACTCACGATAACTTTTGCTTTTATATCTGCGTCTAAAATAAAAATGAGCCGCAGGTTAACCGCAAAAGTTACATGCTCACATAGCAAAAAGAATAGCCAACTTAATTATGGCTTCAGTGAGATGTATGGTCGTAGGATTTCATACATTGACACTGGTTATACATACAGTGAAAATGCTCTCTACTGGAGGGCATTTTTTATGGCAGTACGAAAACTCACCACTGGGAAATGGCTTTGCGAATGTTACCCCGCCGGACGAAGTGGGCGTCGTGTGCGTAAACAATTCGTCACCAAAGGCGAAGCACTGGCTTTTGAGCGCCACACGATGGAAGAAACCGAAGCAAAGCCCTGGCTGGGTGAATCAGTGGATCGTCGAACACTGAAAGACGTGGTTGAGCTATGGTTCAAACTACATGGTAAATCTCTGACAGCTGGGCAGCATGTCTATGACAAATTGCTGTTGATGGTTGACGCTCTGGGAAATCCCATTGCAACCGATCTCACCTCTAAAATGTTTGCCCACTATCGAGATAAACGCCTGACAGGAGAGATCTACTTCAGCGAAAAATGGAAGAAAGGAGCAAGCCCGGTCACCGTTAACCTGGAGCAAAGCTATCTAAGTAGTGTTTTTAGCGAACTATCCCGCCTGGGCGAATGGTCGTATCCGAACCCACTGGAGAACATGCGAAAATTCACCATCGCAGAAAAAGAGATGGCATGGCTTACCCATGAACAGATTGTTGAATTGCTGGCTGATTGCAAACGTCAGGACCCAATTCTGGCACTGGTAGTCAAGATATGCTTAAGCACAGGCGCACGCTGGCGAGAAGCAATAAATCTTACCCGTTCACAGGTGACTAAATACCGAATTACCTTTGTCAGAACGAAGGGGAAGAAAAACAGAAGCATTCCCATCAGTAAAGAGCTTTACGAAGAGATTATGGCACTTGATGGGTTCAATTTCTTTACAGACTGCTATTTTCAATTTTTATCCGTGATGGAAAAAACGTCTATCGTGCTCCCTCGCGGTCAACTGACACACGTTCTGCGTCATACGTTTGCGGCGCATTTTATGATGTCGGGTGGAAACATCCTGGCCTTACAAAAAATTCTCGGGCATCACGATATAAAAATGACGATGCGTTACGCACATCTGGCACCGGATCATCTGGAAACGGCGCTCCGTTTCAACCCTCTGGCAACGCTGCCAAGTGGCGACAAAGTGGCGGCAGCGGTTGGCATTACCCCGTAA